CGAAGAACGGTGTTTTTAAAAGACGAAGGAAACTAACCCCAATTTATTAAGCCCCGGGATTAGTGAAAAGAAAGAAGCTGCCAAGTGTGTACGGAAACACAACGGTATCAGCTAAAGGAAAGAAGTTAAGGTAGGAAAAAAGTTGGCACCTAGAGCAGCGTATCAATCCAAATCAAACCGTGCGAGTTCAAGATGAAAGTTGCGATACGAATCACACACACTTTTCGTAGATGAAGAAAAGAAGCGTGAGGATTGCACAATTGGGTATTTGAACCAATAGGATATAGCAGATAAAGCTAAATTCCTATCTGAAATGTGTGGTTCTAATGGTTCATCATAAGTTGACTTACGTGATGACCAAAGGAATGAGACATACCCAAAAACATATCTTGCCATATCAGATACTTTTTCATAATAATGGTCATAAAGATCATGGTAATGTGCAAAAGTATCCTTGACAAGTGGGATGATAGTTTTGTTGAAATACAAGCCAGCTAAACCTACAGCGACCAAACTACACCCAATGACATATCTGTTATGATAAATGATATCATAAAGAGATATGGAGCGATGACGATAATTGTTGATGCGATCCAGAAACTGTTTATGACGTTGCAAACAGTTAAGTGATAATTTACACTTATTGTCAATAGTTGGAGCATCACGTTCTTCCAAATCGAGATCAAAAAATTCACGAAATACGTCATCTGGTAATTGTGCAATTGAAAAATTGTCAGTGAGTACGCGAACATGTTGGTCAAGTTGATCCTTAGTCATATCATAACGTAAAAGGATATCTTGAGGACATTCACTGACACGAAGACCCTTCTTTGCAAATGTTAAATAATCGTCATATTTGATTTTGATGTTGGACCAATCCGGAGATAGACGATTATTTCTTTCTTGAATATGCCTATATAAAAGGACAGCATGTTTATGCAATTGTGGTACATAAACTGTGAGATCCAACAACGCGTTGCATTTTTCTGATGCAAGTTTCAAATACTCGCGTTGTGTTGCATATTTCTTATAAGTCAAACCTATTTTTGCATATAATTTTCCAAGTTGTGGATGTAATGTATACTGTCCCGGTTTGACTTTACATAAAAACGAAGAGCAATACTCAAGGTCATAATAATTATCAGATAATTGCAACTTCGTTTTTATGCCCAATCTTGTTAAAGATGTTTCATGTATAGTACGGTTGAGTTTACCGTTTGCTTGACGACTCAAATCATTTTTACGAACGATTCCAATAGAGTCATCACCAGAACACATAATGAATGCGTTCGTCCATCTAACACCTTGTTTATGTAATGCGAAAGCATTTAATGCGAAGTTCAATAAGGTGTTACCGACACTTGTATTTGGATCTCCAGACCTGCGAGCACCTATTATACGAGCTGAGAAGCAATCGTCACGATAGAAGGATTTAGCTTTATAATACCATTTACCAGCATTGGTATTAC